TGGAAAATGTCATCTTCTCGTCATAATATTTGAAAAGTTCAAACAGTTCACTCTTGGAACATTTTTCTCCTAACAGAGGAGTTAGAATGTTGGTATTTATTTTGAACACCTTGGCACTCATTGGGGTTTGACCAAAAAGGAACTTGTATGCATTGCCTAAAGAAGTGGAATCATCTATCTCCCTTTGCTCATTTGACAGCAAATAACTGAGAGGAGTTCTGAGACCCAAATAAACGGGGAGGTAGTCTGAGTCATTCAATCTGTCCAAAAACTCAGTGACCAGTCTTGTCACTTTAGATGGTCTCCTTCTTATATCGACTATGCCACTACGAGAAAAGGTCGAAATTTCAGTGCTCTCGTCTTCTCCCACTGTCACACTTTTCAACTTCCTGGTATTGCTCATTAGCAAGTAGCTCAGGTCATCGATATTATCATAACCTGTACGATAATTGTCAATTTTGAATGAGGAAGAACTGGTCATCACATATAACAGTGGGTTTATTTCCAAAGCACCAAATAGTTCCAGTGGACGTTTGAAAATCAAGCTGCCATACTTTCTATACAATATAATAGACTGGTATTGCAACAGCATTAAATGAGTGTTGAGTAATTGCACCCATGTTGCTCCTAGTATGCTTCCTTCTCTTCTGAGATACTCTGCACCTTGGTTTACACATCGATCAGCTGCTATGACTGGGTCTGATGATGAACAAAAATCCACAAAACTGAGTCTTGATTTCATATCCGCTTTAAAATAGCCATTGAAAGTTAGGAACCTGGAATTGAATTCACAAACATACATTGAGTATGTGCTCTTATAATCATTTCTTTTTATACCAAAATGTCCATTGATGACCTTAGATACAGTGGAATCAAGGTGAAACATCTGGAAAGGTTTTATAGCCTTAGAGTTAAAACTAATGCCTCTCACCACATCATCCGATGTATCAAATGGTTTTACTTTTATGTCACAGCTAACCCCATTTAATGTTATTTTAGACAATATCTTGGAAGATAACCTGAGGCAGTCAGCAGCCAATATGCTGGATGTGTTGCCGAGCACCCCTTGAAACATTCCTTCACTGGCATTGAGATAACTCAATCGTGAATCGCCGAGGGATGGGTCCAAGTGAGAAATCTTGGAAAGCATTTTGTTGACCATACTGCCAGACTGAATATCTGAATGTGTGGCTTTTAGTGTCACATTTACTGGCAATTTTATGACCTTATTTGAAAATAACTCTAACTGGCGTCTCAACAATGTCCTTATGTATGTGTTCTTTATCCTAGAACCCAATACTAAATATAGGACAAAACTCAATTGCGAAGGACCCCATTTGCTGCAATCAGCATTGTCAAAGAAATAGGATTCCTCCCTAATATAATCATTGTACATCCTTTCTACTATTTGATCTTTATCTTTGGTCTCTATGAGATTAGTTTGGTCACCCCTATTATGCTCTTGGGATC